CTCGACTATATCTCCCCGATGCAGTCCGAACCGATGCTGGACAGTCCTTTTAAGACCCGACCCAATCCAGATCAATGACAACTAAGCCTAAAAAGAGCAAAGCCCTGCGAGGGGCAACCAAACCAAGGCTTCACAGTCCACTTCTCAAGGGCGAAAACAAGCTGCAAGATGTTAAAGACCTGTGCGCTATCGTCAAAATGGATCTTATGCCGTGGCAAGAGTTTGTGCTTAAGGACATGCTTACTGTGGATAAAAAAGGCATGTGGGTTCGTAAGACAAACCTCATTCTCGTAGCCAGACAGAACGGAAAGACACATCTGGCGCGTATGTTAATCCTTGCTCACCTGATTAAGTGGAATACCAATGTGCTTATCATGAGCTCTAATCGAAGCATGGCACTAGACACCTTCCGACAAGTCACTCACCTATTGGAGACCAATGACCACCTTAAAGGATTCGTCAAACAAATCAGACATGCAAACGGCACAGAGTCTATTGAGATGTTATCTGGAGCAAGGCTTGATGTTGTCGCAGCAACTAGAGACGGCTCTCGCGGTCGATCCGTCAATGGACTGCTCTACATCGATGAAGTCCGAGAGATCACAGAAGATGGATTTAGAGCTGCTACTCCTACAACTAGAGCTCACCCAAACTCTCAAACGCTTCTTACCTCTAATGCAGGAGACGCTTTCAGCACTGTACTCAATGACCTACGGGAAAGAGCTATCGACTACCCACCCAAGTCTTTTGGATTCTATGAATACTCAGCACCCCAGTACTGCAAGATAGACGATCGCAATGCATGGGCTTTGGCTAACCCCTCTTTGGGATACACCATCACAGAAGAAGCGATTGAAGAAGCGATTGCTACTTCACCGATTGAGAACACGCGTACTGAGACTCTTTGCCAGTGGATTGATTCGTTAAGCAGTCCGTGGCCACATGGGGTCTTAGAAGACACATCCGATAGCACACTAGAAATGAGCGCTGGGGCTTATACTGTATTCGGTTTCGATGTCAGTCCGTCACGCAGGAACGGATCATTGGTCGCAGGACAACTTCTCCCAGATGGGCGGATTGGCATCGGGATTCTGGAGACTTATAGCTCTCAGGTTGCCATCGATGAGTTAAAGATGGCAGCAAGTATAAAGGCGTGGTGTGACATCTATAAGCCACGGCTAGTCTGCTTTGACAAGTACGCCACGCAGACAATTGCAGATCGCTTAGCCAATGCTGGAGTCATGGTCGAGGATGTTTCAGGTCAGCAATTCTATAAAGCCTGTGGCGATCTATTAGAAGGCTTGGTGAATGCTCGCGTGGTTCACAATGGGCAAGAGGAATTGATCCAGCAGATGAATAACTGCGCAGCTAAGGTGAACGATTCGGCATGGCGCATAATTAAGCGCAAGTCAGCAGGTGACATCTCTGCTCCGATTGGGTTGGCTATGGTAGTAAGCAAGTTAATGATCCCTGCACCTAAGCCACAGATATATACTTAGACACGCCCTATCACATTGTCTAATTGCTTGACAAATGCTACAATTTCTGTCTATGGGTATCTTTTCGCGTAAGCCAGAAATATTAGAGGCACAGCTCGCGCCTAAGATTATGGGCGATGGCATTAACTCAATCTACAACTTTACATTCCCTGTAATCGGTAGACGAGATGCTATGGCTGTACCTGCTATCAAGCGATGCCGCGATCTTCTCTGCACAGTCGGATCTATTCCGCTAGAGTACAAGAAGAAGTCTACTGGAGAAGCTATTGCAGCTCCACGATGGGTGCATCAACTATCTAAGTCACAGCCACAATTTGTTACTGTCAGTTATTTGGTCGATAGCCTTCTATTCTTTGGGCAAGCCTTCTTAGAAGTTACAGAGACTTATCAGGAAGATAATCGCCCTGCATCTTTCGAGTGGGTTGCTAACACTCGCATTACTTTCGATCTTGATGTAACTAACACATTTGTAACACAATATTATGTCGATGGATCACCACGCCCGATGTCTGGTCTTGGATCTTTAGTTACATTCCAATCATTTAACGAAGGCGTACTTACAACAGGTGCAAGAACAATTCAAGCAGCTATCGACATCCAGAAGGCTGCTGCTGTAGCTGCTCAAACTCCGATGGCTACTACAGTGTTAAAAAATACAGGAGCAGATCTCCCACCTGCGGAAGTTCAAGGTTTATTGGCTTCATGGAAATCCGCTCGTCAGAATCGTTCAACGGCATATTTGACCTCAACTCTCGAGGCGCAGAATATTGGCTTCAGTCCTAAAGACATGATGTACAACGAGGCAATCCAGAATCTTGCAACTGAGATTAGTCGATTGTGCGGAATCCCTGCTTACTATTTGTCAGCAGACCTTAACACATCTATGACATACGCGAACATTATAGATGAAAGAAAACAATTAGTAGCACTAGCCTTTCAGCCATACATCTCAGCAATCGAACAGCGTTTAAGCATGGATGATATATCTACTGCTGGTCACTATGTAAAGTTCGATTTAGATTCTACATTCTTGCGCGTTGAACCTATGGAGCGATTGCTAGTTATAGAAAAGATGCTCTCACTTGGTTTAATTACAATCGAACAAGCTATGCAGATGGAAGATCTAACACCTAATGGAAGCGAAGGCTAATGGAAAACTTATACATCGAAGCCACAATGATTGAGTGCAACGAAGAAAAGCGCGAAATCACTGGCAAAATAGTGCCCTTTGGTAATGATGAAATTGGCAGCACTAATCTTGGATCTTATGCATTTGAGGCAGGATCTATTGAGATTGCAGACCCAACAAAGATTAAGCTCTTATCACAGCATGACATGAAGAAGCCTGTTGGTCGCATGATCTCAGCTGAACAAAAAGAAGATGGCATTTATGCAACCTTTAAGCTAAGCCGTTCACAGGCTGGCACAGATGCCCTCATCATGGCAAGCGAAAATTTGGTTTCAGGTTTAAGCATAGGCGCAGAGATCCTTGCATCTAAGCCATCACGCAACGGGCACACAGTCGTAACAGCGGCTAAGTTAAAAGAAGTTTCTCTCGTAACAGAGCCAGCCTTTAAGTCGGCTCAGGTGCTAGAGATCGCAGCAGAGGAAGTTACCCCTGCTGAAGAAAACCCAACTACAGAAAGCGAGACAGCCGTGGAAGATACCACTTCAGCAGTCGAAGCAACACCTGCAGTAGAGGCAGCACCTGTCGAGGCTGCTCGCCCTACTGTAACAGCGATGTACTACACATCTCCAAGAATCGAAATCACAAAGCGTAACTACTTGGAGAACACACTAAAGGCTAACCTCTTTGGTGATGATGAATCTCGTCAATGGCTACGCGCTGCTGACAACGATCAGACAACAGGTGCAGGATTTATCCCAACACCACAAAGCACACAGCTACTTAACTTCCTTTCTAACGCAGATCGCCCAATGATTGATTCAGTCACTCGTGGCACAATGCCAGAATTTGGAAAAACATTTGAGCTTCCTAAGATTACTGAAGTGCCTCTAGTCGATCAGATCGATGAGAATGGTGCAGTTACAGAATCACAACTTGAAGCTTCATACATTACAGTAACAAAGAAGTCTTTCAAGGGTCGTGCAATCACTACTCTAGAATTACTAACAAATTCAACACCTGCATTTTTGGATGAGCTTCTTGTCCAGATGGAATTTGCTTACGCAAAAGACACTGAAGAATTCGTAACAACAGCTATTCAGGGCGCAGGTACTCTTAACGCAACAGCACAGGCTAACTCAGCCGATGGTTTGCTAAAGTATGTATCAAGTGCTGCAGCAGCAGTTTATTCAGCATCACTTGGATTCGCTCGCAACATTGTTGTTACACCAGAACAATGGGCTAACATCATGAGCTACAACGATAGCGGACGACCAATCTACATCGCTGCTAATCCTCAAAACGCAGGTGGCGCACTCACACCTACAAGCCTTCGCGGTTCAGTCGCAGGTCTTGACCTTCGTGTATCTCGTTACATGAAGGGTTCTGGCGGAGTCGGTACTGCTGATTACTCAATGGCTGTTATCAACCCAGATGCTTACACATGGTACGAGGGTGCTCGTCAGCAACTTCGCACAAACATTAACTCAGACGGAACAGTAGATATTCTGCTATTCGGTCAGGGAGCACTTGCCACTAAGTTAGCGGCTGGCGCGAACTGGTTTAACCTAACCTGATAACTAGGTAATTAAGTCGCTCTGGGGAGTAGTAGCCCTCTACTCCCCAGAGTCTTTAGAAAGGACATCATGGCACTAACAACAGTTGCAGAATTACGCTCAACACTAGGCGTAGGCACATTGTATGCAGATGCGACCCTTCAAGAAGTATGCGATGCGGCAGATGCCGTTCTAGTCCCAATGTTATGGGCTCCAAAATGGTTCACAGTTGCACACGAAAACACAGTAGGATCAGGCACTCTATATTTTAATGACAATGTTCGCGAGACTTTTTATGTAGGTCAAAGCGTCACGATTGCTAACTCAGGCAGTTCATATAACGGCACTAAAACAATTACAGCCGTTAATGGTTTTTCAATTAGCGTGAATACTAATCACACTACTGCTCAGGGTTATCATCCGATTTATCCTTACGGATCTGTATCGACTACGACTTACACAGACTGGACAACCGATATGGCAGTCCAGCAAGCAGCTCTTA